TTCGTCTCATGCCGAACATATTAAAGAAATGTCTGAGCACTGGGGTATAGAAAATATTTATATTGACTCCGCTGCAGCTCAAACAAAAGCAGATCTAGCCTATGACTATGACGTGTTCTGTGATAATGCTGTAAAGTCTGTGAATGATGGTATTAGTAGTATTCAAGTACTAGTTCAAAATGAAAATATATACTTTGATATAGAAAATACAAAAAGAACCTATTCGAGTATGACAGGTTATAGATGGAACACTAAGGGTGAAAAATCTAAGCCAGTACACGATTGGACTTCTCACTGTTGTGACGCCTTAAGGTACGCTATTTATTCTTACACTAAATCGGCTGCTGTAGGCATTTATGCTTTATAGTTTTATTGTATAGTAAATAGCTAAACAATAAAAGATGTAAAATAAATTTTTGACTCTAACCCAAATAAGATTTATAATTAGAAAAATGTCAGATCTAAAACGCTTACCAATAAAATATGTACGTGATTTCATCAAGAAAGACTACATATATGATAATAACTGCTACATTTGCGGCTCAGAAATACAACTTGAGCTACACCATTTGTACAGTATATCCGAAATGTGGAATATATGGTTAGATAAAGAGAAAGTTGATTCTAGCTCTTTAACTATAGAAACAATTAAAGAACTAAGACGTGTTTTCTATGATGCTCATAGAGATGTACTAGGTTCTCATAATTTATTTACTCTCTGTAAACCACATCATGTCAGGCTGCACAGTATCTATGGACTAACATATTCTAATTGGCGATCTGAAAAAGTTAAAGAATGGTTAGAGAATCAAAAAACTAAATTTGGAGAATAGAATGGCAGGCCCTATCAGTTGGATTAAAGAAAAACTAAATCCTATTCAGCCTTATCTACAAAGTCAAGAGCCTTTAATCCATCCGGAAAGCAATGTAGACTTTAGAGCTGCCTATGACAAAGTTGAGATCATACACCGTTGTGTAGAAATGATTATTAACTCAGTAGTAGGTATTCCGTATGCAGTAGAATCAGGTTCTATGGGCGGTCCCGTTAAGAAACTAAGTAAACTATTAAATGATAGACCAAATCCTTTTGAAGATAGAGTTCGTTTCTTTAGAAGAGCAGTTTTGGACCTACTACTAGATGGTAACGCTTTCTTCTATTATGATGGAACTGATTTATATCTTATACCGGCAAACGATGTAGAAATTGAAACAGACGCTAAGAGATTTATTAAAGGCTATACCTACTTATTAAGTGGGGGTAGCTCAGCTTACGACTCAGGCTTTGAACCCTTTATGGGTTCTAGTGCTAGAAACAGAAAACCTAGTACGGGAGTTAAAGAAGAAACTAGAATATACTTTGACGCTTCAGAAGTTATACATATTAAAGATGATAATGATGATAGTATTTTTAGAGGTAGAAGTAGGTTAAGAAGTCTTTCAGATCTTATAAACCTTTACTACGCACTATTAAAATTCCAAAGACAATTCTTTAAAAACAACGCTATTCCTGGAGTGGTATTAACTACAGATACTGTTTTAAGCTCCAAGGTTAAAGATAGACTACTTCAAAGTTGGAGAAATTCGTATACTACTGTATTTGATGGTGCTAGAAACCCTGCTATTTTAGATGGGGGACTTAGGATAGATAAGTTCAGTGATATTAATTTCCAAAGTTTAGACTTTGAAGCCAGTGTAGAGAGACTACAACAAGATATGTCTAAAGCCTTAGGTGTACCTTATACTTTACTAAAAAGTGGTAATAATGCAAATATCTCATCTAATCAAGTATTATTTTATGAACATACTATAATACCTATTGTAACTCAGTTTACTAGTGCTTTTGAACACTACTTTAACTCAGTTAAAATACGACCCGATTTACTTCATATACCTGCACTGCAGCCTGATCTAAAATCTCAAGCTCAGTATTTTACTTCTCTAGTAAACGCAGGAATTATTACACCAGACGAAGCAAGGCAGAAGCTTAATTTTGCCCCTCTTAATGAGGAATCTACATCAAAAATTCGCATACCTCAAAACATTACCGGTAGTGCTACTAACCCAGAATTGGGTGGAAGACCTACTAACGATACTGTACGAGATGAAAGTATGCCTACAACGGAGTTAAATAATGACTGATAAGAAATTTTATATCCATAGTGATAGTATAGAAATTAAGTCAGCAGCATCAAAATCTTCTTTTAAAATTGCAGGGTATGCAAATACTTCTACAAAAGATAGAACCGGAGATGTTGTAACACCAGAAGCATGGGTTAAAGGTATTGAAAATTACAGAAAAAACCCAGTTTTACTATATCAACACGATCACTCTAAACCTATTGGGAGATCTGATTCAGTAAGAGTAGACAAAAAAGGTATTTTCGTAGAAAGTACAGTTTCTGATGCTGCTGAAAAACTTCATGGTGTGCAAACTTTAATCAGAGACGGAGCATTAAAAAGCTTTAGTGTTGGATTTAGAGTTAAAGATGCTGACTATGATAGAACCACCGACACTTTTTTTATTAAAGACTTAGAGCTTTTAGAAATAAGTGTTGTTAGCGTCCCTGCTAATCAGGACTCACTATTTAGTGTTAGAAAAAGTTTTGAGGATGACGCTTCTTATGAAGAGTTTAAAAAACAATTCATTGCTGAAGATACTTTAATAGATAAAGAGTTAGTAGTTGAAACTGCTATAGAAGCTGAAGAAACAGAAGAAAAAGCTGTTGAAACAGATGAAATTAAATCTTTAGAAATTGAAGAAAAAGATATTATTACTAATCTTGAAGTAGACGAAGATCCAGGTAAACCGATCCCTTTCTACAACATGCTAAGTGCCGAAACAGCTGAGTTACAGAATAATGACTTTGTTACTCTGAATGGCCAACGGTATAATATCAAAAAAATTGCTACCGCCGAATCACCATATTTCATATTTAAAGAGGTTGACATTAACGGCGTTTCGGGCGATAATACTATCAAGATTAATGCAGAAAATTTATCTGTAGTTAATGCTTGGGATCTTTCTACTAAATTCGATATTGCACTTATTGAGCAACAAGAATTAAAATCACTAACAGATAAAAATAGAAGAGAGATTAAAACGGACTTTGAAGAGCTTGCAAAGGCTTCTGAGCTAGACTTATTTACATTAAAAAATGAAATTAAATCTAATACTCAGTATCAGCAAACTTTAAATTCGTTAATGAACCTAAAAAGTATGGATTCTGATTCTTGGGGTGACTCTCATTACTCGTTGGCTCAGAAATTTATTAAAACTATTAAAGCACTTATCGAACTTCCAGAAGAAGCAGATAGAAATCTAGCATTAAAAATAAACGGTTATGTAACCGATAATAAGGAGAATAAAGAGATGGCAGAGCAGGATATTGGTGATACCATCACTGTTAAGACACAAACTACGGCGACTCCAGTTGTTGAGGAGAAAAGTATTTCTACTCACGTTTCTGAGCCCCGCGTAGCCGAACTAGTCGCTAAGGCTGGTAATAAAATTATGGAACAGTCTGACGATAAAGTCAAGGCTGGTCATGATGACCATGAAAACTCTCGTTTAGCTGAAGAGCTAGCTGAGATGAGAGGTCAAATGAAAGCTTATCGTGAGCAAATTGATTCGTTCACAACAAGTAAAATGCATTACCAAGAGAGTACACGTAGATCCTCACAGTTCTCTCAGAAAGATTTATCAAATGCATATTTCCTATCTAAAGCACTACGTAAGAATCCTTTAGATACAAAATACGGTATGAGAATGAAAGATGTTGTTCAAGGCGGTTCAGTTACTGCTTTTGAAAATGCTTTCTCAACAAGTGTTTATGAAGAAATGAGACAACAACTTGTTGTTGCTCCTCTATTCAACCGTATTGAAGTTAACGCAAAAGCTTTCTCAGTACCAGTCGCTAGCGAAGATACTGATGATGCAGTTGCACAGTTCACTTCAGGTACTTATACTACGGATACAGACTCACAGTACCCAGCTACTAACCAGCACGTTCTATCAAGTGTGGAGCTTACTCCTCACAAATTTATGGTTAAAACACACATCGCAAAAGATGAAGAAGAAGATACAATTCTTCCTCTAGTGGATTTCCTACGTGCGGCTGCTACACGTCGTTTAGCTCGCTTCACAGACAAGGTTCTACTTCGTGGTACTGGTTCAGGCTCTGGCTTCTCAGCAGCTCAATCTATGAATGCTGGTGGTCTATCAGGTCTAGGAGGCGTTACATCGCCAATCAAAGGTGTGGTAAATCACGCTGGTGATATCATTGCTCTTAACATCTGGCGTGGTACAGGACTAGAAGGTGCTGCTGCAAATACTGCTAAAGTAAATGCCGCTACTGTTGCAAGTGCTCGTGCTGCAATGGGTAAATATGGTCTATCTCTTGGAGAAAACCTAGTACTTCTAACATCTGTTGAAGGTTACAATAACTTTATTGTTGAACCAGACTTCCAAACTGTAGATAAATTTGGTGCACAAGCCACTTATCTAACAGGATCTCTTGGAGCTATCTTTGGTATTCCTCTGTATATCTCTGAATTTATGGATACAGTTTCTAGTGTCGCAAATAACCGCGTTCTAGCTACTATGATCTATAAGCCTGGGTTCCTAATTGGTGAGCGTCGTTCAATGGAAGTTGAAAGTGAGTACCTACCTGAGCGTCAAGTTACAGCTATGTATATGTCAACTCGTTTTGATATGCAAGCTTTAACTACAGAATCAAGCGCAGCGCTAAGTTCTAACTACTCTTATGCACTTAACATTCTAAGTGGTGTTAATGGGGCCTAATAGCTCTCTAACATGAAAAACAATAAGGGGATGTGGGCTCCCAGCCCTCATCCCCTTTATCAATTAGGAGACTTAAATGTTAGTCACACTGCTAGAAATTAAAGAATTTTTAAAAATAAAACTAGATAATGACGCAGAAGATGATAGACTTTCTTCTATAAATACTTATGTCGCCAGTCTTATAGAGTCTTACTGCGGTAGAAATATAAGCTCAAGTACTTATACAGAGTACTATAACGGAGGCGTAGCTTCTGTTTTCATAAAAAATCCCCCTATAACTTCAGTACATGAAGTAACACAGTTTAACGGTTCCTCTTATACTTCGTTGGGAGGCCCCGGCTCAATGGGACAACAAGTAGTAGTCCCTGGAACTTCTCATACTGTTTCAGTATTAGGTGGTGCCAAAACAACAACAAGAGTTAAAAAATACGGGGAATCAAGCTTAGTACTAAATGGCACTGACGCCTACTTAGCTATTCCCTCTTCTGATGACTTTAACTTTGATGGGGAACCTTTTACTATAGAAGGCTACTTCAGATCTAAAGACCTACAAGATGCGTCTTTAGTTTCTAGAAGTGAAGACTCAGCTAATTATTGGGAACTTGGGTATAGTAATACTAGTGGTTTATTTTTTAAAAGTGTAGAAGGCGGAGTAGAGTCTAATTACGTGGGAGGCTCAACCGTTACAGCTAATACGTTTACACACGTTGCGGTAGTAAGAAGTGAGGATAGTTTTAAATTATTTAAAAACGGAGTACAAACAGGTACTACTATAGCGTCTTCTAATGCGATGCCAACCCTTTCTTCTTCTTTAGAAATCGGAAGAATAAATCAAGCCCCTAATAACTACTTTAATGGCCATATTGACGAACTAAGAGTATCCTGGATTGATAGGTATTCTTCAACCTTCTCTAGTACTCTATCCTCTCTATCATCAGATGAGGATACTAAACTATTACTTCATTTTAATGAAGGGCAAGATAAAACTACTATGCAAGACTTCTCTAGAAAAGTTAATCAGTTTATCTGGTATGCCGATACTGGAGAGGTAACTTTTGATACAGGTAATGGTAGTGGTACCCCAAAACTAGGATTCTTTAATCCTAGAAAATCTTTAAATTATACAAACGGTATTAAAGTTAACTATACCGGAGGCTATTTAACTGTTCCTGCAGATATTAAGTTAGCTGCTCTTGAGATGATTAAGCTACTGTATAAAGGTAGAGAAGGGGCCAAATCTGTTCGTCTTCAAGGGGAAGATTCTACTTCTCATGATCTTAGCATGGATGGCTTCCCACCTCAAGTGAGACGGGTTCTTAGCCTCTATAGACTACCTATATGATAAGTGTTTTACTATACATTGATAATGTATCTTATGACAAGGCTTTAGCCCAAGCAAAAACACAAGTAAAAAAAAGAGCACCCTCAGCTGCTTTAGGTAAAGTTGGCGAAAGTGTAACTAAAGGTGTATTTAAAAGTTCAAGAGAAGCTTCCACAGCTAGCGGTAAGGCAGACATTGTAGGAGTATCCTTAAAACAAGTAGCTAACGTTATTGGTTTAGTAGAAGCTAGAAATAAAGTTGCTGTTCAAAGTTTAAACAAACAACTCAGTGAGGCTATGGGCGTAGGTGCTATTGATATTGAGGCTAAAGCTACCTCAAAATTTCTGGGCGGTTCAGACTACAAGGGTAGTCAACGAGGTACCCTTAAAGTAACAAGTACCAGAGCTACTATTAATCCTAATATAGGTGCTAAAGATAAAGACTATATTATTAGACAAAAAACCCTTATTTTAGCTATAGTAGAATCGGAACTTACAGGCGTAAAAAGTTCTAAGATACAAGACTTATTTGATGCCCTACAGATAGAAGTTGATGGTACTGTAACTAGAGAAAATTTAAAAAGTTTAAATGAGCAAATATTAAGAGTTGTAAATCAAAATTCTATTAATAAAGCTTTTATGAGCATAATGGATGATAAAGTTAAATTTAATAAATTTATGGCTGGACCCTTCGGGGCATTAGTTAAAAATAAAGTTAGAAATTTAACCGTACAAGTTAATGCTAAGTCTCCTAAAGGGGATGACGTTCGTTTTTTTCAAACTTTTATTAATCTTACTTTTAGTAATGGAGATATTATAAGAAGAAGAGATGGGGCATCCTACTCCTTTTACTTGAGCTCTAGTTTTGAGAAAAAACTTCTGGCTCAGACTAAAGAAAAACTGTTAAGTAACACTGTAGGAGTCTTAGAAGTAGATACTAGTAAAACTTTAGAAATTAATTTAAGAGGTACTACAGGATTACAAAAAATACTTAATACTCAAGATACTCTAGAAAATTTAATTAAGTCCTTATCCTTTAGTAATATTAGTGTTAGTGTGCCTTCTGGAGGTTCGATAGCTCTAGACTTCTCATTAAATGCTGCTAATCTACTAAATTCTTTAGGTGCTAGATTACCTAAAATATTAGCATCCAACTACGCAATAACTAAAAATATTAAAAAAGGTAAATTTGCTTCAGCTGCTCAACTAACTGCATTATTAAGAATAGAAGCTTTTTCTAGGATGAAAAAAAGTGGTATAGCAGCTCCTCCTAGTCTAACTACTAGAACAGGTAGATTTGTAGAAAATCTAACAGTTGCTCAAGTAAACTATAAAAATTCAATTATAAGGTATTACTCAATGCCTCTGTATTATTCTTTAGAGGAATATGGTTATGAGGTGGGGGAATTAATAGAAGGCAGTATAAGAGAAGTTACCCAAAAAATGTATTCTCGACAATTTAATCTGGTTCGAGGTTAACTTTAAAAATTTATAATTGCCTTAGTTATTTTCCTATGATATACTCTTATCAAGTTAGGTGAAAAAAGATGTCTCAACGCAGGGATGTGATAAAAGTCTTAATTGACAATTTAAAATTAATAGATGGCACCAGATCTCCTTTAGGTTCTTACTCCTTTAAAACAAATTTACATGAAAATGTTTTTCGAGGATTTAAAACTATAGAAGAGATTAATGACTTCCCTTCTATCTATATGGTTGCTGGTTCAGAAGCTAGAACATATAATACTGTAGGCACCTCTCAATCTTCCCTAGCTTTAATGATACGAGTATACACCTACGACGAAGAAGATAAGTTTATAAATGAACATATAAATGATATAGTCCAAGATATTGAACATGTTGTTTATAATTTACCTAGAACTTATTCAAACCTAGAAATATTAGATATAACTATAGTGTCTATAAATACTGACGAAGGACTCTTAACTCCCTATGGAATTGTAGAATTACAAATCCAAGCACGTTATGAAGTCACTTTATAAGGAGATAAATAAATGGCTAATTGCGGTCCTAATACACAGATTAACCTTCAGAGAAATACTGAAGTTTTCATGTCTACCGTTGACCTTAATAACGGTGGAGTATCTACTAGCATGAATCCCCAAAATACTTGGAGAATCGAAGTGCTGGCAGGTTATGCATTCAATCAGAGTGCTACTAACCAAGATATCACTACTCTAGAATCAGGTAACACACCTGACCGTTCAACACAACGCTTTAATACAGCGCTGAACCCAGTTGAATGGAGCTTAAGTACTTATATACGCCCAACAGGTATGAACCTAACAGACGGTTCAGACTCTGCTACAGGTAATGCTAAACCAGTTGCTGATTGGTTCTTATGGCAAGCTCTACTTTCTAACGCTCGTCCTGCTGCTTCTAGTGCAGAGAATAGTGCTTGGGAAAATGATGGTATCTTCCACTTAAAACACCGTGGATATGGTGATAATGCTGATATCGTTGCTGCAAGTAACACAAATGTTTCAGCGCACAGTTCTAACTTCCCACAAATGGAAGAGTACGCTATGTACTTTAAAGTTGATAACGTTGTTTACCAAGTTGGTCAAGCAGCTGTTAACGAAGCTTCCATCGATGCTGCCATCGATTCTATTGCTACAACAAACTGGAGCGGCTTCGGTACTAATCTTTATGAACTAACCGGCACTACTCGTGACGAAGCTGTCACTGTATTCGGTGGAAGACTAAATAATGGGTCAAGTACTGCAGCTAATTCTACAATCACTGTGAGCCCAGCTGCAACACAACACTATCACCCATTTGGTACTGCCAATGTTGGTGGTCAAAGTACTACAGCTGACTTTATTAAAAATCGTCTAAGCTCAATTTCTGTTGTTTCTGCTGCTTCTGGCACTGCGAAATCTTATACATTCCCAGTTACAGGACTAGGTTGGACTTATACAAATAATGCTACCTACCTAACACCAGAAGAGCTAGCTGCTCTTAATACTCCAATTGGCCAGTTCACTGGAGCAAGAACTATCACTGGTAACTTCACTGCATACTTACGTGCAGGCGGAAACCAATCTGCTGAGTTCCTACGTGATATCGTTACTAATACGGCAACACAAACAACAGGCGCTAGTGCTAACCTACAAATCGGTGGTACAACAGCTCCTTATCTGGCTATTAATATGCCAGCTGTTCAGTTCGACTTCCCATCGCATGCAATTGATGATGTAATTGGGATTACCGTGGACTTCCTAGCACAAGAGTTAGATCCTACTTGTGGTGATGAGTTCACATTCTTCGTAGCGAAGAGCTAAGTAAACTACAAATTCGTGACTTGAGGGGGTTCACGAATTTAAACTTTCACTGGGAGACAGCTATTCTTAACACGCAACAAATACCCCCTCACTTGTTGTAAGTTAGATCGAATAGCTGTCTCTTCAATATTAACAAGAGGGGAAATATCCTATGAGTATGATTAAAAATCTAATGGTAACTGACAAAACAGTAGACGTTCAGTTTCCAGATAGTGACACATTTTATGTAAGCCTAGCTTACTTAAGCAGAGAAAAACTAGTAAAAGTGCGTAACCGTTCTTTAGTTGTAAAATTCAATAAACGTTCTAGACAAAGAGAAGAAGAAGTAGATAATGATAAGTTCTTGGAAGAATATGCAAGAGCCGTTGTTAAAGGCTGGAGAGGCTTAACTATTCGGGAACTTTCTAAAATGATGCCTATCGAAACTACAGGTGCTAATTTAGAACAAGACGTTCCCTATAGTGAAGAAGATGCTCTTGAGCTATTAAGAAATTCCACTATTTTTGACCAATTTGTTACTGATACAATGAATGATTTTGAAGTATTTGAAAACGAGAAATCTGCAGACGCAGTAAAAAACTAACTCAGTATATTCAAGGGCAGCTCCAAGCCAGGGGTATGACAAAAGAGCACTATTTCGAACTTTGTGCTCAGATGGGAATAGAGCCTATACCAGAAGAAATTCCTATGGATATAGGCGATCTTTCTTACGAATGCCAACTTGCCTTAGTTATTTTCCGTAGTTTACCTGATAATATAGAAGGTATGAGCGGACAATGGTTAGGTAAAGATTATTCTGGCTTAGGGACGCTCCTTGAAATATACGAAGTAGAAGACAAAAAATTAGTGTTCGAGCTTATAAATATATTAAGTGTAGAGACAGGAAATCACTACGCTAAAGAGCAAAAGCAGAAGCAACAAAGATCAAAAGGCAGAAAATGATTGGCTGGAAATATTAATACTAACATTAACGTCAATGTTAAAAGTACTGGCGGTGCCAGAGCTGCCAAAGATGTTAATGCTACCAATACTGCTTTACGAAAACTAGGACAAGCTACTGAAGGCGCTAACACACATTC